CCGGTGGCGAGGGCTGCGGTGCAGGCGAGGGCGAGGTAGGACTTGCCTACTTTGGCGACGGCGAAGAGTGCTGTCTGGCGGCCGCGTGCGATGAGCGGGTAGGCGATCCAGTCTTCGCTGGTGTGGTCTTGGTTCCAGAACTCGCGCCAGTTGACGAGCTGTTGGAGGAGTTCGTCGGGTGTGCTGGTGACTGGGGTTGGGTTGCGGCCGAGGTATTCGGCTGTGGCTTTCTTCCAGTCTCCGCCGTGTCGGGTTTGTGCGTAGTAGCCGAAGCGGGTGTAGCCGCCTTCGGGCACCGGGGCGTTGGTGGAGAACACGATGAGGGCGTCGTTGCCGTTGTGGTTGACGGATGCGGAGACGCCGCGGGTTTTGCCGGGTCGGGTGTAGTAGTCGGCTCCGTCGTGGCTGTAGGAGTGTGTCCAGCCGTCTTGCGTCAGCAGCGTGTTCCAGTCCGTTGAGGCGTCGTAGCGACTGCTGGGCAGGTTGGGGTCGTTGAGGAAGTCGTCGTGGTCGCGGGGTTTGGCGCGGTCGATCTTGGGTTGGATAGTGAGCAGGTGCATGAGCCACGCTGGGGCGTCGGCTGGTTTCATGTCTTCGATGCCGTAGCCGTGCTCGAAGGCGTATTCGCCACCGTTCTCGTGGATGCTGGGTGGGGCGACGACGTAGCCGCCGACGCCTCGGATGTCGAGTCCTTCGCCGAGGCGTTTGCCTGCGTCGTTTCGGATTTCGACGTTGGTGGTGAAGTAGAGATGCCGGCCGCCGGTTGGGGTGAGGACGGTGACGGTTTCGGGGAGTCGGCCGTGTTCGGCTTCAAGATCGGCGAGTGTGTCGCTTCCTCGTTTGCCGTTTTTGTCGTCGATGTCGAGGACGAAGAACTGGCGGTTGCCTGCCCGTCCGGTGGCGATGCCGACGCCTGCACCGCGGTGGGTGGTGGTGAACCATTCACGGACGATCGCTTCGTCGTTGGATGCGTCGGTAGTCCACGCTTTGAGCAGCGGCACCTTTGACTTGTGGGTGATGGGGATGACTCTGATGCCTCGTCGTGCGTAGGCGAGGGCTGCGTCTAGGACGCTCATGGCGGGCTCCTTCGTTTAGTGGCGTTGAGTGTAGGCGTGGTTGATTCGTGCTTCGGCGATTTTGATGTAGTCGTGGTCGAGTTCTATGCCGATGAAGTTGAATCCTTCGAGGATGGCTGCTTTGCCTGTGGAGCCCGATCCTGTGAATGGGTCGAGGATGATGCCGCCTGATGGGGTGATGAGTCTGCAGAGGTAGCGCATGAGTTCGGTGGGTTTGACGGTGGGGTGACTGTTGATTGCTCCAGAAGTACGACCGGCACCAGCTCGCAGTGAGTTCATTCCAGCAGAACCCTCGACTCTGTCAACCATCTCAGCGGCTGAAACATTTGGCATGTGTTCAAGTCCTTCGTTGCGGTCTCGTTTGCTGGCTTTGGCGCAGTAGAAGAACCGGGCAGCGGAACCGGAGTCGCCGTAGCCAGGATCTCCGGCTTCATACTGTCCAGCAGGCACGTTGGTGACTGTGCTCATGTTTTTCTTTCCGATACGGCCACCAGTTGATTTGCCAGTATCGGGAAAGAGTTCGAGGACTTCGTCGGAGCCGTCGTGAATGAGGTTCGCAGGCCAACGACCAGCATAAATGGGTTGTTCTTTCCTAGTTGCAGGTCTTGGATTTTGACCAAATGAAAGTTTGTCAATACCAGTTGCCTCTTTGCTCATAGCACCAACATCACGAAAATCAGGCATTGTTCCACCACCAAGAACTTCGTCACCCACTCTGCACCCGTCGATGTTGAGTGCGCCGGTGCCGTGTTGGATGACGTTGTTGGCGACAGTGCCGTTGAGTGGTTTGCGGGCGAGGACGATTGGTTCGTGGGCTGGTTTGAGTGCGGTTCCCCAGCCTTCCCATTGTTTGGCTGCGTCGGTTGCTGGGACGGTGATGAGTGACGAACCATAATCGCCGACGCCGTCTTGGTATGCATTCTGCGCTTCAACATCGGTGCGAGGTCGTCGAGAGCTGTATCGACCAGGTTGACCAGGTTCTCGTTGAGCACCTGCCTGTTTGTCAATGGCTTTGGAGACGTCGAGTGATTTGGGGAATCCTGATCCGTAGACCCACATGATTTGGTCTCGTATTTCGAAGCCTGCGTCTTCGATGGCGACGGCCATGCGGTGGTAGGTGCGTGAGCCGCTGAAGGCGAGGAGGTGTCCGCCCGGTTTCAATACGCGCAGACACTCGCGCCAGAGTTGCACGTTGTAGGCGATGCCGGTGGAGTCCCAGCTTTTGCCCATGAAGCCAAGTTCGTAGGGTGGGTCGGTGATGATGGCGTCGATGCTGGCGTCGGCGAGTTTGGGGAGTTCGTCGAGGTTGTTGCCGTGGATGAGCATGGCGGGCTCCTTCGTTTGAGTTAGTCAGGTTAGTCGGTGACTTCGATGTCGAACCAGTCGACCCAGATTTCGCTGGGATGTTTTCCGAGCCGGATGGCGTAGCGGTCGGCGTCCCATTGGTCGAGCATGGTTTGCGGGTTGCGCCAGCGTAGGACGGTTGCGCGGTGTACGCCGAACACGATGGCGGCTTTCGTGTCGGAGAGTCCGGGTGTCAGCCGCATGAGTTTGAGTGCCTGGTATTTAGGTTGCGGGTGTTTCTTTCGGCGTTTCCTTGGCATGTTGCTCCATGTGGGTGTGTGGGGTGTGGCGGGTGCAGAGTGGCGGTTCGCTGGGTGTGATGTGGAGGGTGATGCTGTTTCGGCATCGTGGGCAGGTCCACGTCATTGTGGGATGTTGAGGATTTGTTCGCCGATCCATTGTGCGACGGGTGATGCTACGCCGTTGCCGCATTGTTTGTAGCGGTGGGTGTCGGCTTGCCCGGCGGTCCAGTCGTCGGGCCAGCCCATGAGTCGTTCACATTCGAGCGGGGTGAGGCGACGCACCGACATGGTGGGTTCTACGACGGATGGTGATGCTTGTGATGCTTTCAACGGCGGGGTTTGGTCGTTGAAGACGTTGGCGTTGCTACCGAACTGCGTATCAAACGAGTGGATGACGGCGTGTCGGTCGGTGGTGTTGAGTGTGAACATCGGGTCGCCTTCTTCGGTGTGTCCTTTGCCTGCCGGACCGTTGTGGTCTTGGCGGCCGATGACGTTGCCTTGTATGCCGATTGGTTCGACGATGGCGATGCCACCTTGATTGCATGAAGGGTCAGGTCGAGCAGTGTCCAATGTTTTTGCTATGTCGGTTTCTCTGACTCCGCTATTTGGGTTGCATGACTTCATGCTGTTAGACGCAAGTGAGTCGAAAGAGTAGGCGACTGCCTGTGCCCCAGTTTGATCGAGGGTGTAGGCGGGTGCGCCTGATTCTGCGATACCGAGACCGTTCTGGTTCTTTTCGATTTCTCGTCCGTCTTGAATCGGGATGGCGACCATCGGGGTGTTATTTCCACCGGTTCCCATGAAAGCCTGAAGCGTCCCAACGGTTTCCTCAAAGATGCGAGGTCCGACTCGCCGATCATCATCGAACACGATTGGTTGTTCAACGAACAAGGTTTGGTCGTTGCCGGCTGCGGCGAGGGTCAACGATTTGTCTTCGGAGAGGAGCGGTCCTTTGCCTCCGCCGGGTTTGCCTTCGCGTTGACGCATCACGATGGCGGATGTGGCGACGGCGTGTGGGCCGCGTGCGACGAGCGATGGTGTGACTGGGTCGTCGGAAATGTGGGTGTCGTATTGAGCGTTGATGCCTTGGTTGAAAGCCGAACGGTCGATCAGGATTGGTTGCTCGGTGACGAGGTCGGTTGCGTCTTTCCAGTCTCTTGCTTTTATGGCTGAGGCGGTGTCGTCGTCGGTGTAGTCGCCGAAGCCTCGCATCCTGTGACCACTGCTTCCAACGCTTTCCTCAGCCGGTCGGGGAGTTGTTTGCCGCGTCGTTCGGCTCGTCGCAGGATTCCAGCGCACGCCTTGGCGGAGAGGTAGTAGCGGGTCGGGACAGTTTGCGGCGATTCGAGGATCGAAGACAGCGACGACGAACACTCTTCGGCGTCGTTGTGGGACTCCGAAGTATTGCGCGTCCAAGACTCGCCATTCAATGACCATCGCCCCTGCTTCAGCCATTTCGTCGAGGACGAGCCCGAAGTCAGCTCCTTTGTTGGAGTTGAGGGCCCCGTAGACATTTTCCCAAATAGAGATTCTTGGATAGGCATTGTTGGTTTCCTTTCGTAGTTCTTTGATGATTCTGATTCCTTCGTGGAACAGGCCGGAGCGTTGACCGCTGAGTCCTGCTCGTTTGCCTGCGACGGAGAGGTCTTGGCATGGTGATCCCCATGCGACGACGTCGATGACGGGTGCGTGGTCGAGGATGTGTCGCCCGGTGAGGGTGGTGATGTCTCCCCAGCGTGGCACATCAGGCCAGTGGCGTTGGAGGATGCTGGTGGCGTGTTTGTCCCATTCGCATTGGAACACGGTTTCCATGCCCGCGTTCTCTAGGCCGAGGTCGAAGCCGCCGACGCCGGTGAACAGTGATAACACTTTCATCGTTTTCTCCTTGTGGTGTTCAATCTACCTGACCGACCGAGTTGGGTCGGGGATCAGTCTTCCGGTTCTTCGTTCTCTCGTTGCATCCATGCGGCTGCGATTTTGGCTTTCTGTATGTGGGAGACGGCTTCGCAGAGGCCGATGGTTTCGGCGGCGGTCTGGTTCTCCAGGCATTGGATGTAGAACGACTGGTCGCCTTCTTCGTCTTCGACGATGGCGATCAGGACGTACTTCTGGCACCAGCCTTCGCCGACGGTGTTGACGTACCGTTCGACGTAGTCAGTCTTCTTCGTCATCGCCGCCCTCGCAGCATGGCTTCGGGGCGGGATTGCATCCGCATGGGCGGTTCGGGTCGAGCGTGTTCATCTGCGTTCAAGAGTAATCGGCGGAGACCATGACGCTTCCCAGTGGCGGCCCGGCTTGAACGCGACGGTGACGTTGCCTTCTTGGTCGAGTACGACGAGGAGGTGTACGCCGCCTTGCCGGTAGGCGGACATGACGTCGGTGCAGTCGATGGGTGCGACCCAGCGTGCGTGGCCGTCGTGGTCGCCCATGACGGTGATGAACTTCGGGGTGAGGTAGTCGACGTCGGGTTCAGCAGTCATTCTTGAACCTCGTGACGGTGTCGCCGATTTGATCTTGGACGTGTTCGTGGACCATGCTGAGGCAGGCGAGGTAGCCGGCGGCGTCGACGACGCTGTCGCGGTGCCAGTCGCCGCGTTGCATGTTGGTGGCCATGCGTGCGAGCTTGACGCAAATCATGAAGGTGACGGCGTCGTGCACGGTGAGTTGGTGCCCGGTCATCAGGTGGAACAGTTCTTTGACTTTGTAGTAGTCCTCGAACGGGTGCGAGTAGGTGGCTTGCCTGGGGCCGTTGACGAGGTCGTGGGCTTCGGTGAGGATTTCGGAGCCGTTCACAGTTCGACTCCTTGCTGGATGTGCAGACGCAGCCGCTCGACGGTGGCGGTGAGTGCGGCAATCTGGGCTTTGGCTGCGTCGGTTTCGCGGATGGCTG